TTGTTCCGTTAGTTGTTCCCGTGAATTCTTGTAGTGGTGCCGCGAATGTCATCCACGTCCTTGGTGCCCTGCCACGTGTCAGCACCCGCATCGTGGGTGACCGCATTCATGCCCGCAATCTTTTCCTTGGGCGTGTTAGCATATGCTGTGTCTTCGGTATCAACCACGTCAGCAATCTGCTTGAAGCGTTTTACGTCCTTTTCCTCATAGCCTTCCGGATTGGGATCGATATCGTTTACGACTTCCTCGCCTTCTGCTTGATCAATTATATCTAGTATATTTCTAATTATTTCACTTACACGCATTTCTATTACCTTGAAGTTGGTTCGTTGTCTTTTTCCCAGCTTGGTCTCCACATAGGCTTGTCACTTATTTTTCCTGTACTGTAATCTAATGGAGATCGAGATCTAACCTGAGCTGGAGTAAGTCTTTTTCCTTTGTCTCTACCAAGAATACTGCCTAGTGCTAACCCACCGAGTGTACCGGCTCTGCCAATGTTCTTTCCTCTTTTGGAAGCCTTTGTACCGTCCGGATCGTCTTCTTTCTTCTTTTCTGCTCTTTCTCTTTTTAATCTTGCTTTCTTCTCAGCTTCTGTTTCTTTTCTTTTAATTTTCTTTCCGTCTTTATCTACTATAGGAGAATCCACTTCTTCCCCGTCCTTGTCTTTTTTCTTTCTAAAAGGGTTAAATTTATTTTCTGGTTTTTCTTGTGGTTTTTCCTGTGTTTTATTTTTAGGATTCTTTTTCCAACGTTCTTCTGCTTTTTTAATTTGCTCGTCGGCTTTTTTTAATCCTTCTTCTTTACGCTTTTCTGCTGCTGGATCTGGTTTTTCGTTTTTCTTTTTAGGTTTAGGTACCTGGCCGTTTTTCTTTGCAGTGGCAAATTTATCTTTAACTATGTCTCTAATCTTTTTCCACGGAACATATTCTTTAAGTTGTGGTCTAGCTAATTTTGATGCCCCTTTAGTAATTAGGCCGCCACCCGGTATTAGACCTATTGTTAATAATGAAAAGTCCAGCCAGTCATCATCTGTCATGTTTTCCGAGTCAAACCCGTTCTCTTCCATTAGATCATATAGTTCATAAATACTCCAAGCAGTGAACATTGCGCTTACAGCAGCCATAACTGCTGCACTTGTTAACCAAGGTAGAGCAGCAACGAAAACAAACTCGTTTAACTGTTGCTTGTTATTTGATGGGTGAACTACTTCATAAATTCGCATATTAGCTATCTCCATATATATTTAGTTAAATACTCATATGTTCAAAAAACTTATAGATTGGTGGAAGCACCTTAATAAAGTTGAGCGTGAGCTCAACGCTATGGGCATCTATTATTTTCCTGGATATTTTGGACAAACATTTATTTTAAGAGCAGATAATGATAAACAAAAAACCAATAAACGAACTTCTAAAAAATCTAAAGGATAGCGGAAAATACAGAGTATTCAACGATATTATTCGTGAACGTGGTGATTTTCCAAGTGCTATCTGGTACGGTCCCTACAATATTAAAAAAATAGTAAACTGGTGTTCCAATGATTATTTAGGTATGGGTCAGCACAAAGTTGTAATTGATGCCATGCACACAGCACTAGATCAAACAGGAAGCGGATCTGGTGGTACTCGTAATATTGGTGGTACTTCACATTATCACGTAGCACTCGAACACGAAATTGCTACACTACATAACAAATCAAGAGCTCTATTATTCACATCAGCATACGTAGCCAATGAATGGAGTTTAATTGCTCTTGCTAAAATATTTCCTGACATTTGTTTTATTTCAGATTCCAAAAACCATGCTTCACTCATTGAGGGCATGAGACACAGTAAAGCAAAGAAACTTATATGGCAGCACAATGATTTAGATCAACTAGAAGAATTGTGTGCTTCATGTAGACTTGCAGGGCAAACACCTTGTATTGTATTTGAATCAGTTTATTCAATGGACGGTGATATATCTCCTATGAAAGAAATCTGCGATATCGCAGACAAATATCAAGCTATCACCTACATTGACGAAGTCCATGCAGTTGGACTTTATGGCGATCACGGAGGAGGCTGGACGGAGAAGTTAGGGCTACAATCCCGTGTTGATATAATCAACGGAACCCTTGGAAAAGCATTTGGTACGCAAGGAGGCTACATTGCGGCTGACGCTGAAGTTATAGATGCTATCCGTTCAGTTTCTTCCGGCTTTATTTTTACAACATCAATGAGTCCTGTTACTTGTGCAGGCGCTATGGCTGCAATCAAGTATCTAAAGGATCATAACGAAGTTAGAGAAAAGCATCAAGAACGTGCAAGGAAACTAAAACATCGTTTAGGTAAGAACGGAATACAGGTTATGGAATGTTCCACAACTCATATTGTTCCTGTGTTAGTTGGTGATGCTAAAAAGTGTAAGAGCATGAGTGATATGCTTCTTAATGAGCATAGCATATATGTGCAGCCTATTAACTATCCTACAGTTGATGTTGGTACAGAACGTTTGAGATTTGCTCCGACACCGTATCATGATGACGGAATGATTGAAGATCTTATTTTAGCTCTAAAGAACGTTTTCGATCATCACCAGGATTAAGTTTAAATAAGTCTTCCTCGTATAAAGGAGTACCTACTTCAAAAATAGTACTGTTAGGTATCAGTGCTTCTAACTGGTGTGGGCTCATGTCAGCAATATCTACAGTTTGTCCTTCTTCAAGTATTGCTTCTTTATTTTCGCCTGTTTGTAGATCTACAAATGTAATTTTAAATTTACCTGAATTGACAAACCAAGACTTCTTTTTATCTCTATGAAGTACAAGTGCTGACTTCTTGCCAACACTTGAGAACATTAATATCTTACCGCAATAAAACTCGTTGTTGCTCCAGATAACTTCAATGCCCCATTCTTTTTCTTCATGGCCTTGAGGTACTAGTTTTTTCATTAACGTTCCTCTATAATCTTATCAATTAAACCATAATCAAGAGCTTCCTCAGCACTCATAAACTTATCACGTTCCATATCAGCTACAAGTTGATCAAATGTTTTACCTTTTGAATTATGTTTAACATAGATATTTGTAAGATTCTTTTTCATTTTTAGAATTTCTTCAACTTGAATTTCCATATCAGTTGCTTGTCCTCTTGCGCCACCGCTTGGTTGGTGTATCATATGACGTGCATTTGGTAACATAAAACGTTTGTCTTTAGCACCTGCTTGTGCAAGTAAAGATCCCATTGAACAAGCCTGACCCATTACATATGTTTTGATATCTGGTTTGACAAATTGCATAGTATCGTAGATACTCATGCCGGCAGTAACCACACCGCCTGGGCTGTTTATAAACAACGAAATATCTTTGTCTGGACTTTCGCTCTCTAGAAATAATAATTGTGATACAATTGAACTAGCCATATGATCTTCAATTGGACCATTTAACATAATGATTCTGTCTTTTAATAGTCGACTATAAATGTCATACGCTCTTTCGCCCTTGTTAGTCGACTCAACAACCATTGGTATTAGTGCCATGCAGTTCTTCCTTTTTAATAATCTATAAACGTAATTATATTACTGTGTAACAGTTTTGTCAATAAGTGATTTTTGCCAGTAAGGGTCATTAAGTAACCAATCATAATATATTTCGAACCCTGTGTGTGCATCTACTCTAGGATCAAACCCAAAGTCTTTTTTTGCTTTGCTGATATCTAAAGCGCCTCTGCTAGGAAAGTCAGCGTCTTTTTCTCTTACATTAATACTACCTTGACCTGCTAGATCAACGGCCCATAATGCTGCCTGTAAGAGTGTTGTACTATGACTCTTGGTAATGTTGTAGGTATTGTTTGCTGCATTCTTACTTAGGGTAGCATCTACTATTCCTTGTGCAGCATCGTCTACATATGTAAAGTCTAGTGTTTCGTCTTTACCGTTTATATTTAGAGTTTCGCCACGCATCGCACCTATCAAAAACTTACTAATTACTCTATCTTCAACATCAAGTGGGCCGTAAACAGCACTTGGTCTTAGGATAGTGTGTTCAATTCCGTATTTGCGAGTGTAATCTTTTATTAACCATTCACCGGCAAGTTTCATAATTGCATATTGGCCTTGCGGTTTGCATACTGCTTCTTCAGTTACAAAGTCTTCAAAATCACCGTACACCATACTGCTAGAAGTATATACAATTCGTTGTACTTCATACTTCTTACAGCACTCTAATATATTAAGAAGTCCTTCGCTCATTACTCTAGAAGCCAAAACAGGATCTGCGTTAACTACTTTTTGTCTTGGGAAACTTGCAAGATGTATGATTGCTTCTGGACGTAGAGTTTCGATAACTCTTTCAATTGCTACTGTATCAGCAACATCCATTGAATATACAAATACACCCGGGATCTTCTTTTGGCGTTCTTGAATTAGATATGTAATTTCGGAAATTGGAATAATACCGTAATTGGTAGAATTATCAATTATAAAAACTTCATGACCTTTTTGAACTAGTTTTTGGACAACATTGTGTCCAATTAAACCTAAACCACCTGTAACAATAATCTTCATACATATATTTTATGTGTTTCTCAGATAAAAGTCAAGAGATCTGGGCAACAAATTGTTTCAAATTAAATAAAAAGGTTGACACAGATCAACAGAGATGCTATTATATACACATAAATTAGGCATCAAGGAAAGGCAACATGAGAACACAACCACAAGATATAATTAGTAAACTAGAGTCCGATAACTCAAGACTAGCAAAAGAGCAAATTATCGAAGACGCAATGAATGAAGGACTTGATGAGTTCTTTGAAGGCGTTAAGATGTGTTTGGACAAATTGCATACATTCGGACTAAAACAAGTTCCAGAAAAAACAGAAGAAGGTGGACAGGGATTGGCTTGGACTCCTTTTACAGAATTGGCTGATGCTCTTTATCGTAGAGAGCTAACAGGCAATGCTGCTCGTGATGCTGTTAATCTAGCAATGGGTGTAGCAACACAGGAGCAATGGAACAGTTTCTATAGACGTATTCTTATTAAAGATCTACGTTGCGGTGTAAGTGAAAAGACCGTAAACAAAGTTGCAAAGAAATTAAAACTAGACAAGTATAAGGTACCTGTGTTTGAATGTATGTTAGCACATGACAGTGCTAATCATGAAAAGAAGGTTTCAGGTAAGAAGTTACTTGAGCCTAAACTTGATGGAGTACGTTGTTTAACTGTTGTAGACTACGAGCAACGAACTGTAACACAATACACACGTAATGGTAAAGTGCTAGAAAACTTTACTCATATTACAAAAGCACTAGAAGGTTACATGGACGAAATTGGACGTTCATATATACTTGATGGTGAGGTTGTATCAAACTCGTTCCAAGATCTTATGAAGCAGGTACATCGTAAAGACAATGTGCAGGCTGATGATGCAAAACTTTGTTTGTTTGATATTATTCCACTAGTAGAATTCAAAGCTGGAGAAAGTGTTCAGGGGCAACGA